GATGACATTCTTTTTCAAAGCACCCATTGTCTTACCTGCAATAATAAAAGATTGTCCTGAGTGCATTTCCTGAGACCATGTGAGAAATCCAATAATACAGGCTATTGTTTTTCCGGAACGAATAGACCCGTCAGCAACCACATAATTATTTTGTGATGCTGTGATACCTGGTCTCCACCAGTGGATTAATCTTCGCTGCTGTGCTGAGAATGGCTTAAACTTAAATCTCGCCGGTCTCTTCTGATTCTTCGGCATCTTCTTCACCTTCCTCTTCATAAGCAAACAGCTCATCTATTTCTTCCTGTGACGGATTCATAGCTTTCAAGAAGTCTTTAATATTCTCATCTCCAGCATCTGTATCTCCAACTTCCTGGTCGCGAGCTCTCTTCGCTCGATCTGTACGGATACGCTGTTCCTCATCATCTGCATATGTCTGAGATGACTGACCTGAATATTTTGCAATTGCTTCATAGGCTTTTACATTACCAGATAACCCCTCTTTTATAATTGCCATGTTTAAAGCCGATTCAAGGGTGCACTCAACTCCAAGTGACTCTAGAACGGGTTTCCATTCTTCACTATCTATTTCTGCGGTAAGAAGCATATTTAGCGTCTTGCGGAAATCTGCTTTTCTTCGTCGCGCTTCTCCGCTTGCCTTTCCTGCTTTTATTGCTAACTCCCGCCGTTCGTCCGCGGTTCGCTTATCAAATCCATATTCTTTTATGTTTTCATAACCTGCCACTTCACCACCTTCATTCTGGCTTTTTATACAACGAAAAAAGCACCCTGTTTCCAGAATGCTTTTCGATAATTACTTCAAAGGAGTTCACGTCAATGACTTGTATCATCAGAAAGTATCTTGCCTTTTCTGTTCCTTCCTGATGATATCATAATACCACAGATACTACTGAACTTCTATGAACTCTTTTGGTAGTTCGAAATGTGCTAAAGCTTTTCCGTGAATCTTTAAAATCCAGCGTTCTGAATAATTCATCTTCTCAGCAATCTCCCACCAATCGAGCCCTTTTATGTAACGATAAAACAGTACATCTTTCTCATTTTCACTCCTAATCCGATTAATTCTTCTTGCTATCTCTTTGAAATCTTTGTACCGGTTATATCGTTCTTCTTTCAGATTACGTTCAAGCTCGTCCAGTTCTGCTGCGTAAGAAGATAAATCACTCTTCCCTGATCCGTGAGGCATTCCGTCATTATTCATTGATATTGAGCTTCTTATCGAACGGAGCTCTGCAAGTTCAGATTCTATTCTGCTGATCCGGCGGACATGAGTACGATATCTTCTCAGATACTCTTTCTTGAGATCGTTCTCGCTTTTCACATTATTCTCCTCGATCTGCACTTTGCATCTCTCCTTTCACATCAACTCCCATTTTGTTCAGATAATTAGAAACTGTATAACTCTGATATGCAGCATGATTATACTGCGCCTTTGCAGAGTCGTTCAGATCCATTTCATCCATTTCAGCCATAGCATTGTGATGATTCTGCATATCCAATCTCTGCTGCTTGCTTACGCGTCCCATTATGTATCACCTTCTTCGTCGTCCCAGTGAGAGAGTATCTCATCTATAATTTCATCTGTTCTGTCCATGTTTGCCTCCTAAATGCCGATTTAATCTAGTTCTACATCATTCATATACTTATGACATTTCCCATCTTCCTTGCAGTAAGCAACACACCGTTCTTTGATGCATTCGTTTAATTGAATTCTCTGATAGTCTCCATGCCCTACCATCATTGCTTTTTCCCATATTACTTGTGTAAGATCAGGGCAGAACTTCAATCCTTGTGTGCTCAATTCTATTCCTCCACTTCTGACTGTAGCCACTCAACCCATTCTCCGTACTCTTCTTCACTCGGGAATTCGTGGTCTGACAATTGATAATCTGATTTAACCTTGCAAAGAAATTCTGCCAGTTCTTCATCATTACTATCACGGATTTTGTCTGCATTGGTCATAGGCTCGTAATATTCCTTAACGACACATCCATGAACACATCTATTACACGGATATTCATTCTCCGTATTCTCTCTATATTTGCACTTTTCACATGTTTCAAATTCTTCCATGCTTATCACTCTCCCTTATACGGTTCTGGAAGTGGCATCCAGGCGATAACATCTAGATAATTCCATCCATCAGTAAAATTGAAACCATTCCAAAAAGCTCTAAATGGATATACTTTGTCTTGCTCTGTACTTCCATATCCCGTTGTAACCAAATACAATTCCAAATGTTTATTCTCGAATAATGGATTCTCATTTGGTTCTTCCGGCAACCTCTCACTGCACGGGATCCACTCGCCGAATTTCGGCTGTGCTTTTATGCAATCAAATACATGATATGCGAAGTCAGATAGCGTACAATCTATATTCTGCTCGTCTGTTTCAAATATTTTTTCAAGTTCTTCAATCAGCTTCTTCTCATCAATCATATTAATCACCCCAATCCAATTTCTGTCCACAATTCGGACAGTAATCATAATCATCATAATCGATCTCATAGTGTTTTCCACAACAATGGCAAATCCATGTGTCGTATACCAATTCTCCGTCAGCATACCCGTCTCCCTCGTAATCTGGTTTTTTAGGCATCTGCTTTTCTACTGCTGCTCTACATTCTTCTACTGTCCCGATCGCTCTATAATTTTTGTATTCGCAATCAAAATCATTCATGTTATTACATATTCCGCATATCGAATATGAACACGATTTTATATTACAAATCATTACCTACCTCCTAAATTTCAGAATCCTATTCCTCGCATTCCACAACACCAAAATGATAACCACACTCTTCACATTTTGCCGTTCCATCACCATAGAATTCTTTAATTTCTGCTCCACATTTAGGACAATAATTAATATCATTAACATCTGTTATTCCACTAATATAACCAAGCATTTCGTTACCCTCCTATTTTTCAGCTTCCAAAAGGAACTGTTTTTCTTCAAGCTTTTCAAATAATGTTTTCCCGTTCTTATCAACTATGTACGGCATAAATACTTCTTCAAGCTTTACCATGTTAATATCCAGTAATGCCATCTGAGCTTCCACCCAGTCTTTCAGAATACACCATGCCACACGCTCTGCTTGTTCTCTTGTTGCTTTGACCTTTGAATTCTTTTTCTTCTCCAGATGCAGCACTTTCAGACACTCATCAACCTTGGCCGGCATCTTAATCGGTATCTGATTATATCCGACATCTACCAGGAAACTCAGACTTTCTATGCATTCGCCATTATAGTTCTTCATGATTGACTTAGCCTTGTGTTTGATCAGGATATTTTCTATCTCTGCCACAGTCTTATGTGAGTCGACCGTGGTTGTATAATTCAATATCGCCATAACTCATCCTCTCCTAAATTTCAGTTTATTTCATAAACACCATCCAATGCGTTTTTGAGCGCCGATCTCCAAACAACGGTTTATATTTAATGCAATTCAGGATTTCAGACGTTTTAATCTGTTCCTCATTCCATTTAAAAATCAAAACTCCATCTTTTTTTAAGACTCTCATGCATTCATCAAATCCTGAACTTATGTATGTTTCCCAGTCTGTCGGCAATATCCCGTATTTTTGGCCAATCCATGATTTTTCTCCTGCATGGATTAAATGAGGAGGGTCAAACACAACCATTTTGAATGTCTCGTCTTCATATGGCATGTCTCTGAAATCCATCTTCACATCTGGTTTTATCACAAGCTTTCTTCCATCACATAGCGTCGTCTCTAATTCCCTGTTATCTGCAAATACAACATCCGGATTTTGCTTATCGAACCAAAACATACGGCTGCCACAACATGCGTCTAATATTCTTTGCATTCTCTACCTCCACTTAATTCTAAAACATCAACTAATATTTCAATTACTCAACTGATACATCAACTAAGCCTAATTGTTTCAGTTTAGTTTGATACCATATGCAATGTATCCGCATCTCATATCTTTGTCAACATTGCAACCGTCATAAATAATTATTTGTCCTCCGATTGACACGAGCTCTGTTCCAATCGGGACTATTGGAAGGAGATAAAGCGGAATAAGCCTCAACCCTTTTGTACGTTCAAGGTCAGCTATTATTTCATCAAGATTCTTGCCTTCTTTTTGCGCCGCACTTCCTTCCCATCCAAATTTCAATGCATCGATTTCCTCGTCAATTCCTTCGTCTGTATCCCATATTCCAAATCTCAACTCACGGCACTCTTCTTCTGTCAGATGCTCCCAATCGATATGTTTCTTTAATTCTTCAAGGAACATTTCTGTAGCTTTTTTCAGATCTTTTCTCGCATATTCATCACTCCAAGATTCATATTGTACTGATTCAGCTACTCTGTTTGCATACCATGTAAAACAGTTTAAAATCTCTTTTTTCATTTTCTACCTCCACTAAAGCCTAATTTAGTTACGCAAACTTTAACTGCAGTTTGCTATCATCAATTCTCATATTCGGCATCCGTTCCCCGACTCTCAGATACGGGCAATTTGCTTCTACCAATTTCTGTGCCATAATCGGCACTACACTGTTACCGATTCTTGCCACCTGTTTGCTTATTGGATACCTACTTCCGTTGTAATCATGGTCAATGATGTAATCTTCAGGAAATCCCTGCATCACCTTCAGCTCTTCTGGTTTAAGCATTCTCAGGAAGATATCTTTCAGCACATATTTCTCGCCATCTATCTCAGTAACCGCATTGACCAGACCGAATCTATCTTTTGTGGTTATGGTACCAAGTGGACTGCTTAATTCTTGTCCGCACCCGGTACCATAATACTTAATCAGAAATGCAGATATCAGTCCAAAATGACCAGGTGATGTCGTGATCGTATGCAAGGGCTCATCACATCCCTGACCTATTCCGGTTTTATAGAACTTTGTTATAAACGCTGTTACAAGCCCATATCTGTTGCTGGTATCAATCGTCTTGATTGGATCCGTCAGAAGTTGTCCTCTGGAATCTCCTGCCTTTTGCTCTCCGTGATACTGGATAAGAAATGCAACTGCTTCTTGATTCTTCACTATGTACGGATGCGGATTATTGACCACATACTTTACATACCCATTCGCTATTCTTCGCATTGTTGCATCTGCCAACGGCTTCTTGCGTCCAAATATAGACTTACCTAAGTCAGACCAATCTATATAATCTCCGCATTCTTTCCACTTATCTGTTTCAAATAAATTACCATCTATACTGTGGGTTCTTGCAGGCCATAATATTGATATTCCGTCTCTCCGGAAGATTGCATACCAGCGTTTCCGTGTGGTAGGCGCTCCGTAGTCTGCAGCTATCAGCTCCCGACTATCAAATATGTATCCCAGTGACTTCATGGCAGTGATAAACTTCTTGTAGTCCTCGCCTTTTCGCTCTTGTATCGGATGTCCATCTTCATCCAGCGGTCCCCAATGCTGTATCTCTTCCACATTCTCCATAATTATCACGTCCGGAAGAATTTGCTTTGCATGCTTATATACCGCCCACGGAAGTATTCTCAGCCCTTTTTCTCTTGGCTTTCCGCCTTTTGCCTTTGAATGGCTTGTACAATCCGGAGAAGCCCACATTAGAGCCACATGATGACCTTTTACATACTTCTGCAGGTCAACCTTGAAAATATCCTCTGTCAGATGCAGTGTATCTGGATGATTGGTCTTGTGCATCAATATGGCATCTGGATCATGATTAATAGCTATGTCTACCTGTCTGCCAAGAGCCATTTCTATGCCAACGCTTGCTCCTCCACCACCAGCGAAGCAGTCAATAATTAAATCTCTCATCTCTTCAAAAGGAATCCGATGCATCTTTCCCGGCCGGGGATTCGGTCTCCTTTCTAATCAATTCCTAATATTCTTGCTCTGTTCTCAACCTCTTCAAGTCTTCTGATATTGTCATCCGTATTGTTAATAGCTGCACATGCTCTAGTCCATCTCACACGGAATGTTTCATACTCTGAAAGAGTATCAAAATATCTTTTTATCTGCTCCGTAGCGATCATTATCATCACTTGCCTTTCTTGATAATCTTTCTACGTCTCTTGCTTCCAGCATATTTGAACGCATTCATATTACCTGGCTTAACGTTCGGTACTCTTATTTGCTGTTTTCCATCGCTGTGGCTGTATACTTTGTTCTCAAACATAGCTACCTCCTACTGTATCAATCTGCATTCCAAGTCGGACATGTCATAGTCCCGTCCTTGAAAATTATTAAAGCTATTTCTATTTTTCGGTGCTTTCAGTGGTTTATAATCACTTCTTAGATAATCAGAAAACGGTGTATTAGGACCGATGAAAGTTGATGCAAGTTTAATATATTTTTCCTCAGTCTCATTGCATCTGCACTCATCCGCATATCTTTTAACTGCTAACAATAGCTCGTCCTCTGAAAAACCATCCTTAAGCCTCGCAAGATAACATTTATATGCTCTGGCTTTCTCTTTTTTTCTCGGGTATGCGTCCCAAAACTGTTCGAATGCACACGAATATTTATTATTTACATTTACATTATCATTTTCATTTACATTAGGTTCATGCTTGGTTATTGTTTGGTTATTACTTGGTTTTTCTTTGGTTATAGGTCTGCCCCCTTTGGTTCCGTTTTGGTATCGCTTATTATTTGCATCTATCTGTGGTTTTGCCATAAGATAAATTGCCATTGCAACACCATCTTCTTCAGGCTCCTTATCATTTAATGCATACTCCATAATCGCTCGAAATGACTCAGCCTGTTCTTTCTCTGGTAACCTCTTTATGGCCTCATAGAAGCTCCTGTAAAATACAACGCTGTCCCTCAATCGACCACCTCAATTTCTACTTCTATCCGTGGGTTCTTACTGTCAACATAGAACTCATCACGGAATCCAGTTATCTCTTTCCATCCATCATTTTTAATAACCTTTGTATGTACAAGAGCATCCTGTATCACCTTCCTGCCGAACGAAGATATATTATCAAGGTCACGCCTTCTGTCAGGTTCATACCATCTGTATGTCATGTATACCGGCTTCGATATCCTAAGCCTTCCTAGCTGCTCGTATATGGCACACTTGACTTTATTCTCATTATGGTTCTTCACATTAGAACCTTTATACTGGTTCGTTCGACATGCAGCAATATAATCATTCAGGTTATCCAGTTTTCCTTGTATCGTTAATCTGTATATCATGCTCTTTCAACGCCTTTCTTGCAGACAGAAGAGACCATCCGATGCTTTTAAGTCTTGCATTTTCCTGATTATAATACGCTCTCAGAAGATTCACTTCTGTTTCATCGTTCATATCTGGCTTAAAATATCCTTTCCCATCCTGCATGTTAAGAATCGGTACTTCACGCCTTGCGCAATGAATCAGATCTCTTACCTTTCTATCGCTTACACCAACCTTTCGCGCCAGATCACTTCTTGGTATCGCATTTTCTCTACCTGTCGGAATATAGTCTGTTATATCAATGGATTTCTTCTCAGGATCTCCAAGACTTTTTAGATAATCCTCTAATTCAATTTGGCCTATCATCCTGTCTCCTTTCCTCAGGCTGTCCGCGCTCAGCCTGATGTACTAGATATAGCGATGAGAAAACGATAGTTACATATTTGCGCGGATAGGTAATAGTTAATAGTTGCCGTGATACATATAGTGCAACGACTGTTGCTTATAGCAAGGATTACTCCTAGCTAACATAATAGAATTCTTCCCGGAACTGCTCTTCTGTTCCATAGTGTGCTATGTAATATTCATTGCATCTGCGTCTCAAATCCTTATCGACTGCATCTGCTCCATTCCCTCTATGCGTACCATTCGGATGCAGTTCTGGTGAAAGTGGTGCAATGAATCCATACTTCTCGCACAGCTTACGCTCTCGCGGTGTATGGCTGAATACATGATGCCGTTCAACACCGTAATTGCCGGTGTACATACAGTGATCCATATCATCTGTGAAGATGCTCCATAATCTCTTAGCCAATATCAACACCCCATTTCTGCTTCATTTCATTAATCTGGTCAGGTGTCATTGTCTCTATACCAAGATCTTTTGCTTCCTCTACAGTTCCATCAATCAGTATGGACATTTCCTTTGTATCGTAAGTATGCGAACCTCTGTATATGCGGTAGAATGTCAGTTCCTGTCCATTCTCTGTCTTAGATCCACACGGATAGCAATGTAATGTTTCCTGTTCCAGCATCTTTGACACTGGTACATTCGTCTTCATGATTGCAGGGCTTCCATCGTCCAGTAATTCAGGCTGACCATACCTACCAATCAAAATATTCTTACTTCTCGGCTTCGATATGTTCAGTACATCGGCTATCTTTCCGACTAGAACATGAAAGTAAGAATTAGCATCCAGAGACCTTTTCTGTCGGTATTTCTTAATCGTTATTGATAACTTCTCACAGTCTTTTAATTCATCAAATGCCTGTCTTGCATCCTCATTCAACGTGAGAACGGCTTTCTGCTTATCAGCCAACAAATCCACCATCAGGCTGTCAAAATGTCCTGTAAAGTCCATTAATCATCACCATACCTTGCTTTCAACGCCTTAAGCATCTGTGCTGATTCTATCTCAGTTAGCGTCTCCCACGTCTTACCGTTTCCGGCAACCCACGCATCTCCGTCAATACCGTGACTTATGCATATGTTCTTTATGGTCTTTATTTTCGCTTCTGAAGCCAATTTTTCACCTGTTTCAGGTATGTTATTCTCCATATTGTTGTATTCTTCTTTAAGCCACAGATCAAATCCAAGACCAGTATGTATAGCAACACATTTCACAAATGCCCTGCACATACTATTCCAGACTCTTTGTTGACTCATAGAGTTATCTTTAACAGGGTTTGCTCCATTCATAACTGGAGTCTGCATCTCGTATTCCTTATCATCAATAACTACTCTAATTCTCGTCTCATAGCATCTGTTTGTATTATTATTTTTATCAGTAAATACGACATCAGACATTCTAAGGCTATTTCCAGTCTTTTCGTTTGGTATAGGTTCCCAATACACTTCGTTTGCGCCATTCTTATGAAGAAGATCAATACACATTGCCCAGTTAAGATAATCAAGTCCATCTCGTTTTTCACAATATGGCTTAACATCGACCTTTCTCATCTCATCATAAGATTTCAAAGCCATCTACAACATCCTCCTATAATTATCGTTCATACAATCCTCGCAAAGGTTCTCACCATCCACTGTATACAAGTAATCACCTTCATATAAGTCGCATCCACAGCAAGTGCATGTTGTAACTGGTTGAACCTCTGGAGGAGATGTTTTCCATTCATCATATCCAGGTATCATGCAATCGCCTCCTTGAGAATCATCTGACCATCATTTTCGGTTTCGATTAGCTTGTCCATTATTTCTTTGGAAGCTTTCTTATCATTTATGCACTCGCATTTCTCTCCGGGGTCTAAATGGTCTCCACAGTATGGACAGATGTATCCATACATACATCATCGACTCCTTTCAATTTCTCGCGAAGCTCATTGAGATGTGCCTTGCAAGCGTTATATCTGCGCTCGCTTATTTCTCCACGGATATCAAATTCGTATATACCGTCATAAGGATGTCCCGGTCTAAATCCATCGTCCATGATTTCAATTCTTAATTCGGTACCGTAATTCGATACACTCATATAAACATATGGATATCCATTCTCGCCTTGACCTTTCTCAATAATGTCAAGTGCTATATTTAATAATTCGTGAATTGCTTTTCTTCCCATTGAAATCTCCTTTTTTTAATGTTACAATTTAATTGGTTAATTTTCTGAGTGCATATCGGTCTCCAGCCGTGTGCGCTCATTTTCTTTTAGTTCCACATCCCGGATTCTGTATGTAATTTCTGATCCGTCATCTTCAAACGAACCATACACAGGATATGAAATTGTTACTCTGCCATTGCAACTACAGATAGAATGTGCACCAATTTTTATTGTTTCTTTTCCACCTGTTCTCTTGTATTCGCAATGTTCTTTCACATGCTTCATCGGAAGCCCTGTCTCTCTTGCAAGAATCTTTCGCATCGTTGACTTACCTAACATCTTCCTCACCTCCCCGGATAATTCTGCTGCGGTAAGTAATCTCTTTGTCATCCACAAAACTTCCATATATCGGCTCCAGAATTTCTACAGTCCCTTCATAAGCGACCAATGTATGCGCACCAAGATGCAGGCGTTCTTTGTTTCCGAAGCATTCATACTTGCCATATATCCGTATATGCTCCTTTGGAAGTCCTGTCTCCTGTGCGAAGATCGTTACCATCTTTCTTTTACCTAATTTCATATCATTCACCTCCTACCACAACGGGCCCGCCATCCTGCAATAAATCAGTAACATTATGATCATTACTGTAGCGAACAAAACTCCGAAAACAAATCCTTCGGCAAGCTCCTTTAATGTCCCAATGATCTTGTGCTTCCTAAGCTTTTTCTTTATTGTCATTGTCATAACAAACTCTCCTCTCCAACTCTTCTACCGTAATACCCAGCCAGTCTGCGAGGTCTCTCTTTTTAATTTCGTAAGAACTCTGCACATTACCAGATTGCTTTGCAGTAACTACACTCCCAAAAGTCCATATGCCGCGTTTGATTCGCTCCCTGACCATCTGTGGACCACATCCGATTACTCGTGCGGCTTGTGATGCACTAAGTATTTCTCTCAAACTCTCACCTCCTACTCATCTGTCCCATATCTGGGACACATATTTCGTTCGTTACATTTACCAGTTGATTTCCATATTGGAAAATGCTATAGTAATTTTATCGAACATTTGTTTGTTTTAAGTTCGTTCAAACAGATATTCCATATCGTATTTCGGGAAAAACACCTTATGGATTTTACATGCATCTTCATAGTAAAATCCTTTTTTTGTTTCTCCATTTGCAATATCGCTTACAGTCTGATATCTGCTATAGCCAAGAAGTTCGCCAATCTGATTAAATGTAACTTTTTCATCTTTCATAACATTTAAAAGATTTGCATACATATTTTTTCACCTCCTAACAAATTCGTTATTCCGAATTTCTTGATTGAATTATATTCTTATTTCAGTATTTTGTCAACGATTAATATTCTGATTTTCGTATTTATTCGGTTTTACGAATATTTTGTGTTTACAAAATTTTATTTTTCGTATATAATTAATGCATATAATAAGAGAGGTGAAAGCATATGGAAAAGGCAAAAATACTTGAACAACTTATAAAAGATCAAGGTTATAGTTTGAAAGCGTTTGCTGCAAAATGCGGAATTCCGTACACAACGCTTTATGGAATTATGAAAAATGGTGTAGGGAGAGCAAGTGTTGATAATGTCATCCAGATATGCAAACATCTCGGAATTAAGGTAGAAGATCTCGAAGCGATGGCGAATGGTAAAAAAGAAATACCAAAAACTTCCTACGACGATGTGGAACAACTTATCGCCAGAAACGGCAAAGAATATACTACAGAGCAGAAAATGAAGTTAATCAAACTTTTGTCCGAAATAGATTAGTAAAGGGCTGATTTATTTGGATAACAACTTAATATTAAAAGCCACTATACAAGTTTTTTGTGAGTGCAAGATACAATCATTTCCAATAGACTGTGTAAAAATTTTAAAACACTACGGATATCGTATCTTTACATACAATGAATTGAAGGGAAAGAATACAGAACTCTATGAAATGTGCCTAGCATATTCCGAAGATGCTTTTCGCGAAGGAGCAACTAGGATCGTTGCTTATAATGATGAAAAGCCTACTGGTCGAATCCGCTTTTCTCTTATGCATGAACTTGGTCATCATATTCTTAAACACAATGGCAATTCAAATAATAATGAAAAAGAAGCCAATGCATTCGCAAGTTTTATTCTTGCGCCACGTATGGCAATCCATTATGCGAAATGCAAAAATGCAAATGATGTATCGCATATATTCGAAATGTCTCATGAAGCTGCCAAGAATGCCTTTGATGATTATCTCCGATGGCACCGACGCATAGTTACGTATAAGATGTCCCAATATGACAAAGCAATGTATTCCCATTTCTATAATGCAGAACATGAATGTTTCGTATGGAGTATAAAAAGATGTGACTTCTGTGGGAAGATATTATATAACTCTATTGATGGCAGGTGTCGCTGTTGCACTCTTCCATCTCCTGATAAGAGCTATGAGTACGAAGACTTTTTGTGGAATAATAATGTTGAACGTTTACATTCTGCACACTTGAAGTGGCTATATGATTTTTAATTATTATTAGTTCTAACTAATAATATAGATTTCTCAGTGTAAGGTATGAAGGAAAGAGAGGAACTTATGAAAAAGAAAATCATAGCTATCTTATTGACAGCTACAATGGTACTGTCCATGACAGCATGCGGAGGAGGTGACAACGGCAATTCCAGTGAAAAATCATCAGAACCAGAGAAAAAAGAATATATTGAAGATAGTGAAATTGTTGACATGTTTGCGAATCCAGCTGACTACAAAGGCAAATACGTTAAATTAACCGGAAAAATATTCAATAAGCCTGAAAATGACGGTGAAAATATCGCGTATCAAGCATGGCATGACATCTCTGCAGCAGATAAAGATTTCTTGTTTTATTTAAAGGATGATGATTCTTTCTCAATGGACGATTATGTCGAGGTTGACGGAAAAATCACAGGTACATTCAAGGGAGAAAATGCGTTTGGAACTGAATTAACTTGTCCTGAAATTGAAGCTATTAGCGTAGAAAAATTATCATACATTGACGCTGTAGTTCCAACTATCAACGAAATCACACCAGAAAATGCCGTTTCAGAGCAAAATGGCATTTCATTAAAAGTTGATAAAGTAGAATTTGCCGAAAAGGAAACTCGTGTTTATTTAACAGAATCCAATAGTTCCGCCGATAAATTCAGCATGTATGTATATAGCATAAAGATAGTGCAAAATGGACAGCAGATTGAACAAGATTTTAGCTCTTCATCTTCTTATGAAGGCGGTTATGCAGAATTATCTTCTGATATCCTGCCCAATGTCTCCTCATCTGGAGTTTTAGTATTTCCTGCCTTAGATAGCTCTGCTGGATTCCAGATTTATGCTGAGGGCTCTAGCGATAACTGGGAAATAGAATTTGCTCCTTTTACGATTGATATTGCAGTACAGTAATGTATAACAAATATTCCCGGTACTTCGGTACCGGGAAACAACTAAATAATATATTTACTCAGGCACCCGGGAAGGACAGCTGATAGTTTCCGTAGCGTTACTAATTGTTGCAATACTGACTTACACACATAGAAAATAGCCATCCTGCTCCCTGACAAAGATTAGGACGATTATTTATAGTTACAATGTCAAGAACCGTCCCCAGAGGCAACAGAGACGGAAAAACACCCGGTGCTTCGGTACCGGGTGACAATTAACGATATAACCGCTTCAGCGATTATAAAAGCTGCCTTTTCAAAAAAACACGAAAGAAGGTGATAATAATGCCAAAAGAATATACAAAAGAAGATGTAATTCAGAACAAGAAAGACGCCATAAAAACGTTGAACAAGATGCTTGAGCGCTTTATAAATGATCCCAGCGAAAAACATTTGAAGAAAGCAAATCTAATTTCGTATTGGATTAAAGATTATGTTCGAATGATAAGTTTTGAAGAGAAGTTCGATCCAACAAAAAACATAGCCTATAAAAGAGGAAATATAGTAAAGCTAAATTTTGGATTCAATATAGGAAGTGAGTACGGAGGTCTTCACTATGGTATTGTGCTTGATAATAAAAACGACCATAGTTCTCCAGTTGTTACTGTGATACCACTTACATCAGTCAAAGCTGACAAAAAAATACATGAAAATAGTGTTGAACTTGGAAATGAGTTGTATAAATCATTAAAATTAAAATATGACACTACATCAAAGGCTTTGAAAGATGAACAGAACGAAATTCGTGAAGCCATTGCAGCTTTTTCAACATTAGTAGATTTAGCTGGGGAGTCTCTTAAAAATTACGAACATAAAGAAACTTTAGAAGCAAAAGAAAAAGAACTTGCGAATGCCGAAAAATATTTATCAGCAACAGAGAAAATCGAAAAGCTATGGAAGGAAAAGGAAAAACATAATCTTGAACAACAAGAATATCTTTCAAAAATAGGTGAGGAAATCTCTTGCATGAAAGAAGGTAGTATCGCACTTGTAAATCAAATTACGACTATCAGTAAAATACGAATATTTGACCCTCGCAATTTAAAAGGTGTTCTTTCTGGAATATCCCTTTCAGAAGAGAGTATGGAAAAAATCAATCAAAAAATGAAAGATTTGTACATTTTTTAGGTGTTTGTTTTGATTATTCTGAAAAAACGGTTCGATTTTCCGTAATAAACTGATTGACTACGAGCATAATATAATCTATAATAAACTAACAGAAGAGATTATTTCTTTTCTAACATCGCCTTAAGGGCATCAAAGAAGATATTAGTTTATTATGTGAAGACCTCGTAGTAATACGAGGTCTTTTACGTTACACAATTAAAATGCGCCCTTACCGGATACCAGCAAGGACGACTTTACTATACGGTGCCTAGGACACAATATAGCTTCCGAACAAAGTTATTATATCACAATCCTTTGGCACCTGTACAGGTGTATTTTTTATACCCATTTTTAAGGAGGATACTGATATGGCAAGAAGAAAGAAATACCCAAAGCTCCCAAATGGATACGGCTCCATCAAGCGGCTTTCTGGGAAGAACAGGACGAATCCTTTTGGGGTTTACCCTCCAGTGAAAGAATTTGATGAAAATGGAAAACCGGTACAGCAAAAAGCAATCTGCTATGTAGACGACTGGTATAAAGGGTTTACAGTTCTTACATGGTATAAGAACGGTGAATATTACGAAGGACGAGAAAAAGAACTATCATCAGATTCCGAAGAGCTGAAGAAGCAGATCATTGGAATTCTTTCAAAATATAATCAGAGCCAGCGCGAGGTGGCTGATCAGAAGACGTTTGCTGACGTATTCAAAGAATTTTATCTCTGGAAATATAAGGAAGAATACGCAGAAGAGCGTAAGAAACGAAAAGCTTCTGAGACAAGCAGTCGAACTGCGTATAAGAATTGTTCTTCTATTCACAATGTGCCGTTTCGATCTCTTACAACCGCAGACTTGCAAAAAGTGATAGACGATTGTCCGTTGCGTCACGCATCATTGGAACTAATCGTATCGCTTTTCAAGCAAATGTACGCTTATGCGGATGCAAATGATCTGTGCGATAAAAAGTATTCCGATTACGTTACGATCGGAATTGCTGACGATGATGAACATGGAGTCCCGTTCTCAGACAATGAGTTAAAGATATTATGGAATAACAAAGAAAATGATATCGTAGAATTCCTTCTAATCATGTGCTATAGCGGATTCAGAATATCCGAATACATTGATATGGAAATAAATCTAAAACAAAAGTATTTTAAGGGTGGAATTAAAACGGACGCTGGAAAGAACCGAATAGTACCAATACATAGCGCAATATTTCCGCTTGTAACTGCGAGACTTAAAAGGCAGCACTCTATGTTGACAGTAACACCCACCACATTCCGCAAATTCATGTATCCTGCACTAGAAGAAATCGGAGTATCCAAACATACTCCTCACGATTGCAGGCATACATTTAATACTATGTGTGATAGATACGGTGTAGAAGAACGCGACAAGAAGCTGATGCTTGGTCACGCGTTCCAAGATGTCACAAATAAAGTGTACCTTCATCGGAACATAGATGACTTACGAGAGCAGATTGAAAAGATCCAGATTTGTCACTAACGTGTCGCTAACGATTTATATTTATCCGTGTTTTTCGATTTTCATTCATTCTTATCTAAATCTCTGAACCCCTTGAAAACAAAAGGGATTCTCTGATAATCTACTATTATGGGGAAACTATAATTATTGTATTTTCTTAAGATTTTCCTATACCTTTTTAACGAAAACACGCCATTTTTCGTTGGTTTTGTCACTAACGTGTCACTAACCGTTCATATTAATATGCGATAATTCAGCATGAAAAAAGAACTATTTTAATCTCTTGTCTGTCGAAATATGACGATTGAAAATCGTTGTACGGACATACATAATGGGTATAAAATAACAACATGGGATTAAACTTCTGACCGCCACATTCCCTGGTCTGGGATGCGTGACGGTCGTTTTCTTATGTTCTGAAAATATAGGATTAGGATTATTTTACATATACTTTTCCATTGTAATAAGCGGCGATCCAACCAGATGGAATCTTCATCCAGATATCATTTCCAATTTTCTTAACTGCCTGACAGGTAACTCTTGTCCCCTTGTCAATGGCTCCGTCCTTGTCCTTATCATGCGTCTTGGCATTTGCAGTCAAGCCAGAATAGCCCACTCTGGCACTGCCCGTCCCAGCTGCTTTCCGAACATTGAGTTCCACCTGTGCAGTATACGTCTTTCCTACTGTATAAGACGGTGCGGAAGTATTCTGATTTGTAGTTGTACTTTTAGCCGGAGTCGTTGGAGCTGCCGGAACTGCAGTTGTGACTGCTTTATTCATTATCCCTTCTGCAATCGCCTTACAGATAGCATTGACTCCAACTCTGTTATACAGATCTGCATCATCTTTATCATCTACAAAACATGTCTCGATCAGCATGGCTGGAGCTTTTGTATTTCTCAGTACATATAATCCAGTACTTACCTTTACTCCACGGTTGGTGAACCCGAGTGCCGCTATATTTCTACACACTCTTTCTGCAGCCGCTTTTGCTTTTGAGCTTGTGCTATACACAAACACTTCTACGCCTTTCGTCTTTCCATCTCCCGGGTCTTTCAGCGCTGCATTCTGATGGATTGAAATATCCAGATCTGCCGCATGCGCATTACACTTCGCAACGATGTTGGCCAGATTCGCCCCTGCCGTCCTTCCAGCATCATCCGTACAATCATAAGCCGTATGTCCTGCTGATCTTAATAACGAAATCACTCCTGCCGTGATTTTCCTATCCTCAGTCACCTCATCCAAGTAAGAACTTGCGCCTGGTACAATCCTGTTATGTCCTCCATGTACATTATATACTGCCATAATTATTCCTCCTCTGCCACCAATGCTTCTGCTGCCGTGATTTCTTCCGGTGTAGGTTCTACACCTTCATTAAATTCAAAGCCCTCATTCTGTTCCTCTACTACCTCTGTGTTAGTTTTGATTTCTTCCATATCTTTCTCCTTTCCTGTGCGATGTCGCACATTTCATAATATGTACAGAAAGAGGGCGATGTTACTCGCCCTCTACTCTTCCTTATTCAATTGCTTAAAAATTTGATTCACATAAGTACTTAATCCGGCCACCAGGATGCCTTGCACAATAGCTGTAAATACCGCAAGTGCGATATCCTGTGCAGTTGCAAATGATGCTGTAGCCATCACCCAGATGCCACAGACAAATATCCCGACAATTCCAAGTACCAGCGGAATGTACTTATCCTTGATAAATGCAGCCTGTTTCAGCCACATTCCGATAAAGTATAGTACAATCGCTACAACAATAAGTTCCGGTTTTACATAGTTCATAATCTGATCCATATCATTCTACCTTCCTTTCCAAATCTTCAATCCTGTGATTAGCTACTTTCATTTTCTCTTCTAATATATATGTACGCTCAACAACACTATTGTGCTTTTCAACACGCTTCGTAAGCTCATCAAGCTTGTATTCCATGAGCGCACGGGTCTTTTCCTGCTGTCCATGATTATTAATCATGCAGACTAACAGTGTTACTCCTGCACTGATGCAGGCTGAAATGATTGTTTCCATTTTAGCCCACCTCTTTCCACAGGCTCTCCGTACCTGTCGCTCCCGGCTCCCATACATTACTGTCTACTAGTGATTCCCATGTCTTACCGTTATGCGTCACCTTATCTCCTGCCATGTATGGATTTGTAGACTCTGGCTGTTCCCATTCCGGAATTGATCCCGGATCCGTAATTAATACTTTTGCCCACAGGCTCGGTGCTGCATCTGGCGTCCAGTCCGGCTGTGAAGTATGATCCTGCAAGCACTTATACAATGTCCCGTTATATAACGCCTTATAATCCACAATGTAACTCACGCCATTTCCGCTCCATGCTGGATAGATAGCCTGTACACTTAATGCCTGCTCATCCGTAAATGACTGTGCTTGAATCTTAGCCACTGCTATAGCAGCAGCTTGAATTTCTGCCTGTACCTCTGGCGCTTTATTATCCTGATACATGACCACACCGTAGATCTTTCCGGTATATTCTTCCAGTCTGTACAATGCAGTATAGTCTTCATATACCGCAATCGTCTGTCCACGTTCTACAACCTCTATTTTCTTTGTTGCCAACGTATCGGAAAACTTTGTCCTAAGGTCGTCAAGAATCACAGCCGCAGCTTTAATCATCAGTTGTCCATCTTTCTCAATTACGGACTGCACCGACATTTCTGTGGCATCATTGAATATAATTTTCAATTTTTTCTCCTTTCTGGAGGGATACTGAATTAATTAGGAAGAAGATATTGTACGACACGGCTATAACGGCAGCCGGTACATATACTCTTACAGATTCTGTCGAAAATTATTCAAAAATATATGTAGTAATATCTCTGTACGACAATGGAAGTCAGCCATTCACGAACATAATTCCTGAAGAATTGTACGGAATCGCATCAAAAATCGGAATTCCACCATTTAGCAATTCCTCATATTTCCTTGATACAAATATTCTTCTGTCCGGTAACACTGCAAAAATTACAAGTTTCCAAAAAGGAAGTGCAGTATCTGGGGCTAGAATATTAAAAATAATCGGTGGTAATTAATTACTTTGGCGTTATTGTAAGAACAACCGCTATTGGATTAGTTGAGGAATTATATGTACTCTTTAAAGTAATTCCATTTTGTGTGATTTTCTCAATAGCGCATGAGCTCGTAATATCACCCATTCCTTCAATTGCAACCTGTTTTATCGATACGCTATATCTGTCTGGGTCAATTATATTGATTGGGCAAAATGGGCGAGAATACGATTGTCCATATACGCATGGAGCTATCATTCTGAATTCATAGTCTCCGTTCAACAGCAACTTCCTAATTAATTCAGTATCCCTCCTGAAACGTGATTGATAGTTGTTACTATATAAAAGCGCATAACAAAAGCACTAGACATAGCCTAGTGTGCATAGAGAAAATAATATTGTTAATGGTTACCGTTATGCGCTTAAATATTTCTTGTGATGGAACTGTACGGACTCCTGTTCTACCGTGCAATATACCATTGTTGTTTCTAACTTAGAATGACCTAACAGCTGTGCCACTTCCTGAACCGGCATGCCTCGGTTCAATGCATTTGTTGCCGCCGTTCGCCGGAATCGGTGTGGATAAGCATGTACGCCCACTCTCTTTCCAGTTCTGCGAATAATATCCTCAATACCGGTCTTTCCAAGTCTCTCGTGTGGGCTCTTCTCGCTCACAAACAATGCAGGATTATTATCTGTCCGACTGTCAAGGTATTCCTTCAGGTACATGTGAGACCGCTCATTCAGGTACGTCACACGTTCTTTCGCACCTTTACCAAACACAGTCAAATCTTTTGTCGTGAATCGGATATCATCCCTATTCAGTGCAGTCAGTTCAGATACCCTGACCGCTGTGGAATAGAAGAATTCCATTATCGCCTTGTCCCGGATGCTCTTGCACTGCCGCAACATCAACTCCCGATCAGTATCCGTGTAAGGCTTCTTAATCTTTTTTTCCACCTTGATCTGCTCCACCAGCGCCATTGGATTTCTCCTGATTCTGTCCCGATCACGGAGCCACACAAAGAAACTGCTATATACCGCCCGGATGTTCTTGAGCGTCTGATTACAGATACCTCGTATCTTTTTATAAGCTCTCATATACCCTGAAATGTCTTCTGGACGGATGTTTATCACTGACTTGTTGATGTAGGATAATAATCGGCTTAATTCATACCGATATCTCCCCACAGTTGCTGGTGACTTTCCCTCCAACGCTTTTGCCATTAAGTAATCTTCCAAATCATCCTTCCAAGAATCATTTATAACTCTTAGCTCCTGCTTTTCCGTATCGACCCGGTATGTACATAATACGTTCTGCAGAACGCTCCGAAGCTCTGTGAGCTGTTCTTGATCAATAACATCCTGCATACAGTACAACACCCGGTTAATCAGTTGCTCCTTCACCTTTCAACACTCCTTTTTGCTTTCATTCTAGCATTCTCAGAGTGTTCCAGTATGACACATATTGTTTCTCCGCTCTTACTGAATTAAATAGGAAAATGCCGAATATCGTTCTTGCTGAATTCACTGTAAAAACTACATCTGGAACTACAACATTCAGCCTTCCAAGCGGAATATATACATCAAATTGCTTGGTGTTAGGATGTAGTATCCAAAGCAAGAGCAACGGCGTCTGGTACAGTACAAATGCTACGTATCCTGGAAGAATCGATAACACGGACAGTAATTACTTCGGGCAGCCGGGAAGGATGCTGTTGTATGTTATTGAATAACCTATACTTTAACTCCATACAGTATTACAGTATCGTATTGACTTTTGCTTTTTGTATAGACGCTTCCATCAGATTCAAAATAACATGTTGATTGATAAATTGATGCTTCTGGCGCATATATAGCATCATGCGTATAACTTGATCCAAATTTTATTTGTTCCTTAAATATCATTGTTGTAGATAATGATCTTGCGCCAGCTGATGTTGTACTTTGAAGAACGAAAAAATCGTACTCGTTAAAATTTTCAATTTGCGTTTTTTGATAACTTGTATTATTGTGTTTCACTAATTTGTCGCATCTTTTCCTATTTAATTCAGTAAGCATATCCTGCTGTTCGCTCATCGGCATCAGCACATCGAATAGCGGTTCGACCGCAACAATGTTCAGACCCTCTAACCGTACCCGGTGTAAAGGGAAATCATGTGTAAGTGCACCAGCACGAATATCTGTCATCTCAATGGTCGGATCCACGGCTATTCCATCGCTCGGCGTTCCCTTCACAATGGTAAATACCGCACGCGCTTTTTTTTGTGAATCATCGTCTTTCGTGTACCGTCTCACAATGATATCGTTCCTGTTCTTCCCCTGCGACCCGTTGTCAATTGTGATGTCATAATACTTATTAACCGGTACAGCATCGCGTATACCGCCATACACCATTACTCCGTCAAAGAGTCGTACCGTATTATTCGTGATTAGTTCTGCCTTCACTTTGTTTCCTGTACTGAGTACATAGTCATCAGGACCATAGGTGCCTATATTTACATCTCCGATCTGTTCCGGGGTAATATGCACATCACCGGCGCGAACATCAATAGCTTCACTTTCAATCATTGTTATTCATCTCCTTTTAGCTTATATTGAATGGTTTCTCTTCCTTTCCCTGTTACAGTAAGGATTTTTCTAACAACGGGACTTTTCATCGTAATTCCAGTAATACGCTCGCGACCCCCAACGATGTCACCAAGATCAAGATCCAGGTCAGTAACAGAAATTTTAAGCTGTTTGTAGTTCTTAACATCCTCAAATTTCTTCCTTCCATCTTCTTCCAATTCCTCAACAGTATCAGCATTGGAATTTTCATAATACATACAATTTCTCTGAATACCGGTATAATACTGATTCTTCTTAATTGTACCGTCTGGCCATGCATACAGATCAACTCTGCTCCGAGAAGCTAGTTCTCCTCCACCAAGGCATATCATATGATTTACTCCGCCTCTGTAATCAAGGATATTCAGTTTCACATTTCCATCCTCGCTTATCTCAATTGTATCGGAATGATCAACTACTTCCTTTACCGAAAGAAATACATATCCGCAACCGTTCGCATCACCTTGCACATACTTGATGTCAAGCCTTGCATTTAATTCATATAATGCATCCGCAAACGCAGTCATAAGCATTGACTGCAGTGGAACTTCATAATTTGAAAAATATATACCACTGTCACTTGTATCTACGACAAAAAGGTCACCTAATCCAAGCGCGATTATCCGCTCAGACAACACACTATTCGCTTCGCCGTTGAGATAAAAGTATGTGTTAGCATCTTCATAGATGGGATGCTGATCTAGCATTCCGCGCCATGTGGGACCTTTGAGCTTTATGATTCCATCCTCAGTGATAGGATTTATTCCGCGGATGATTCCCCCGTACTCCGTGCCAGGTGCAAATATTTGGCTTTCATACCAGTAACGCTCCTTATCAAAATATTTATTCTGTATTTTAATTTCAAAATTGTTTTCTGTACCGATATTCATATCGATACCGCTATGCCGTATGAATCCTTCTTTCTCAATTCCATTTATGTCTGCGCTGATAAAGTCCACGGAGGGGTCCCCCTTTCTCCAAACAGTACAACATCGAATCCGAAATTACCCGTCCATGTAACTGTGCTTCTTCCAGGCGGTATTTTCTTCCAGATCTCGCTTTGCTTATTTCGCGAATTAAACAAATCTACTTTTATGCCATCGTTCTGTATCTTGTAAATTGCTCTGTCCTGAGAATACCTTGTGCTACAATCAATTACCGCATATTCTCCATCGTATAAAGTTGTTTTCAGTTCATACAGATGTCCAGAAATACGAATTGCAGGATTAATAACCGGTCCATATATTATCATGCGAAAGCCACATTCTGTTGGGTTCGCATTATTGATATACTGCATAGTTCCATCAGAGCCAAAACCATAACAGTATTCATACTCATAATCATACTCATAATCAATTCCGATTTCAGATCCTTCCGATGTAGGCTCTGAGCTTTTTCTGAACTGATACAGGGATTCTGTGATCCAGTACGGATAATCTGACATTACCTTGAGTTCCATAGTAATGCTATCAATGTCGTTTACCCATCTGTCCTTACTGTTATCACTTATATAACAATTCATGTAGCTGTTTCCGACATATAGTCTTCCAGGCACTGCCGATATGATATCTTTTTCAATAATCCCCTCAAGTTTATCAATCGCACTCGCCAAAGATTGCATACCTACCGAAGATATAGTGAGCTGAATCTTACGCTCTTGTATATTCTTCTCAAATCCCTGTATATGTTCATCATTTTCAATTGCTTCCCATTTTCCATCGAAGATATCTCCGCCGGTAATCATATATGGCCATTTTGTAAGATTTGCATCTTCCTTATAATTGTTTTTGTAAATCACATCATACATAATCTATCAAGTCCTTAATCAGTCTCGCAAATACAACCTCATCACACTTAAATCCAACACCGGCATTTACAAGTGATGCTGCAACTGCCATTCCAAGCCTGTCGTAATCAATTTCTGTGTTTCCGCCCTGCACAATGATATTTTTCTGTGTATCTACGCCGGTTTTTCCCATAATTGATAAAATTCCTTCGATTCCTCCTAGCGAACGAAGCATGTTCGCTTCTTCCTTCGTAAGTACCCACTCACCTTCGTCCAAGAATGCCGGAAACATATCATGCGGAACGTAATCAAGACCAACCTTAAGCCTTGACATCTTTGGCAGACTGAATGATTTACCTCCAGCGATTGGAACCCATTCTGGGACGCTTACACTTCCGATGCTGTTTGCCAAGCTGTTCCATCCATCCACGATCGCATTGATCGGAGCTTTGAAGATGGAAGCAAGTCCACTGACGGCATTACTGAATATTTCTTTTACATTATTCCACGCATCGCGCCAGTTTCCGGTAAATACATTTTTTATGAAATCTATCAGATTTCGGAAAATATTCGTGATATTATTTATCACGCCTGTAACCGTACCAGAAATACTGTTCATGACAGAAGTGAACACACCCATAAGAGCCTGTATCACCGGAGTGAGTGGTTGTATGGCTGTCTGCACCAGTTCAATAAACGCTGAAATCAACGGCTGTATAGCAGCACTGATCAGATTTACAATCGGGCTCAGTAACTGCACGAATTGGCTGATAAGCGGTCCAAGTACATCAGTCACAAGAGGTAGTATTGACTCTGCCAAAGTAGAGAGCAATGGGATGAGAGCTTCTCCGATTGGAACAAGAAGTAATTCAACATTACGTTTCAGCTCTTCAAACTGTGAACCAAGGTCATCATACTTAACGTCCTTGATTTGTTCCATCGCATCAGACGCATCATACGCGCCATCTTCAATATCAGCTAAAGCAGAAACCGCTTCGGGTCCCAAATCTTCCCACATGGTTCCCATTAAGTCAACACCAGCTGTATTCTGCGCGATCGGATCTTCCAGTGCCGCCAGTGCGTCAAGCGTTTGGTTAAACGCTTCCTTGGCAGTATCTCCGCCCGCAGCGAATTTAGCAGCCATCTCATCCGCATTTAGCCCAAGAAGTTCAAATCCCTGTTTCGTAGTCTCAGATCCATCTACTACACGGATAGACATTTCCTTAACTGCGTCTCCGACCTTATCAAGGTTAAACGCTCCGGATTCAGCACCTTTTTGGAAGATATTAAACATATCGTCCGCACTCAATCCCATCTTGTCAAACTGAACAGAATACTCAGAAATACTGTCAAGTAGCTCCCCGGAATAATCGAGTCCATTTTGTGCGCCTGCGGCAATCATAGACATTGCTTCTTCTCCGGACACTCCGAAATTATCCATCATTGCCTTTGCGGCTCTGGTAGATTCAGGAATCTCATATCCGAATGTATCGCGAAGAGCAAATGCAGATTCTGTCACATTTTGAAGACTTGCATCATCCATGTCTCCAAGTTGTTTCGTGACATCTCCCATTGCACTTGCAATATCTTGAAAATTTTCACCATAATTATTTGCATAGATATCTTCGAGTACTTTCTGATATCGTTCTGTCTCCTCGCGGCTTTTTCCTGTCTCTGAAAGGAATGCATTCATTGCACCTTTCATATCGTCGGCAGCTCCAACAGCGAGCGCTCCCATACCTACAGCAGCTGCTCCAGCTCCAACCGCTGCAACTTGAGCACCAGATAATCCAGAAGTGAGTTCACCGATTTTATCTACAAACGGAATAGCACTTCCTGTAGCATCAGAAAAGCTATCTTTCAAAACTTTTCCAACATTGCCAGAAAAAGTATCACCGATTTCTTCTCCAGTTTCTTTTGCGACATCATTTAAATTTTTGATTTCTTCTTCGACATCGGACATATCTGCGTCACCTTTTATTTTGACGCTTTTGTCCTTGATAACTGCTTTAATTTTAGATTCGGCTTTACTAGTATCTGAATCAACGCCAAACTCCACGTCCTCTTCGCCGATTTTAGAAATCGCCTTTGCTGCATCACGGCCAGCATCTTTCCATTCATTTACAACATCATCCGCTGCCTTCTCTGCACCTTTTACAACCTTGTCCGATTCTTTCTTGATGTCCTTAGTCTTCTGTTCTTCTATCTTGACGGAATCATCTGCGGATTCCTTTGCTGCTTTCTTTACTTTCTGATTGGCTTTGTTGAGATCAGAATCCAAGTTACTGTAATCAGCAACAAGTAAATATTCGACCTCTCCACCATTTGCTTTTCCAGACATACTTTCACCTGCCTTATATGTTCAGACAGGCACATTGGCACAGCGTCTTATATTCTCAGTTCAAATTGTCTTCTGCAGGATTGGTTCTTGCACTTAAAAAAGACGCCCCTGCAGGCAGCGTCATTCTCATAAAACACATTGATCTGATGCCCGCAGTGCGGACACCTTGCTTTTTTCATTTTCTTAATATCGTGCGGTTTATCCATTTGTCCTCACCGCCATTCCCTCCAGTGTACTGAACAGAAGATCGAGTCCCTGTTTTCCGCCTCCTCCGCGAACCGGAAGTGCATAGAAACTTTTCAGTTCCTGTATCTGTTGAATTTCTTTGGTATTCTTGCCGTTATATTCTGGTACGTCCATGTTACGGATCCGCATTACCTCGCGGATTTTTGATTTCTCAGACAACCCCTGAAACAACGCGAGAAACTTTTTCCACGGAAGAATCCCCTGCTGTTCGATCAGATCAATCCCATAGTCCAGCATGAATGAAGCAAATATATAATCGCCATCATATTCAAAATCAAGGCATGGAAGCTTCTGTCCTGTCGGAGGATGCTTTCTGGTATTTACACATTGCTTATAAATCTCATTCAAAAGTTCTGACCGTTCTAAAATATTTAGCCGGTTCATGCTGCGCTCTCTGACCAACAACATTCGAAGTGCCTGATTCACTTTGTCAACATCACTGAGCTCTTCTTCTCGATATAACCGTTGAATTTCAAGTACCGTATCAAACGCCGAATTAACTCTGTATCTCCGTCCTGCATAATCAACACTGTCCGTGATCGGCTCCACTAAGAATCCCATTAATGCTTCACCTTCATAAAGCTTCTACGCTGTTTCCGGTCGTATCCGGAAAGAATCTGTCTTTTGTTTTCAGCTACAATATCATTTACCTTTGGAAGCACAATTCCAGAAATAAACGGAATTACTTCTTTTGACATTTCAACATAGTTATCTTCATAGAACGCAAGTATAATGGCACCGTCTTCTGACCCAAACACCGCTTCGATAATTGCAACAACCGCCATGCCAAGTTCCGTATAAGCTTCCTGCACTTTCTCTGCATCATCTTTCATGTTGATATCAGCGCATTTTTTTTGCGCGCGAAGTAAATCAATATATTTGCGTCTGATTTTCTCCACCATGCTTCCTGCATCAAGCGATACGTGCAGCGTATGCTCTACCTGTCCATTTTCGTTAATGAGCTCGAAATCTTCGATTACCTTTTTACTTCTTTTTGCCTGATATGCCATCTTATATACCTCCTAAAAGAGGGACTATTATAAGCCCCTCTTATTCAGTTGTTCCAATTGCTGGGCGTCCATTTCCGTGAATTGTTACTGTAAGCGCATTCACAGCTCCCGAATCACCATATGCAGGTGTTATATTCGCAATCGTAACTGGCCAGATAATCACCTTATTTCCTTTCTGTAATTTCAAGTGATTCTTTCTTGCGCTTCCAAGTTCGTACATCACCTTGTCACTAAGAAGGAAATCACATGCTGCATCACCGGGCTTCACAGCTCCTGTCAACGTGATCGTCAGTTGCGCACCAATCACTTCCGTACTTCCCCACCCTTTATCTGCATAATACACAGCCTGGTCAAGCACTTCGTTTAAACTCTGAGCCATATTCTTAGTCAGATTGGCCAAGGAAGACCATACCGGAGAAGAAGCTTCGCCTGAAGCCGTATTGATAAATGCTTCTGTTTCATAATTCATCTCCGGCGTAATTGGGTTGTCTGGAAGTTGCGGCTCTGCAAAAATCTGCAGATCTAATTTTTTCATCTTTATCATCCTTTCTAAAAATATACTTTGCAGTTTACAATCGCGGAATAATAATATTTCCCGTCCTCGTCCCTGCCTATTTTGTTTGGTTCTTTTGCCGTTATCGCATTCATCCAAGCCACTTGCTGTCCGTTTGGATATTCCTTAATATTACTCAGATAATTACAAATATCTGCGAGTTGATCTAAACAGCGTTCCTGGCTAACGTTACGGCATAAAAATAGCACCGGTATTGTTTTCTCCGATGCTCCTTTACTGTAATACTGTCCATCTCCGAAGCCTTCTCCGAGTTCGGCATAAAGGCCGCCTTCCGGTGGAAGTTCTTTTGTTGATATCTTTGTATCAAGATTGCAGTTATTCTCTGCAGCTGTACATATCAAATCTAAAAATTCAGACTGTGGGCTCATCCCTGCATCATCCTCCTTTTCATTGCTGCCTGATATACTTTCTTCCATTCTTCTCCGTGTACTTCCCTGGCGTACTTCGCCCATTCTTCGCGGGCAAGAGCAGAAGTAAAGGTCAGCTTTTCCGGTCCATATGTACGTGAATTAGGGTTCCCATACATAACATCGCCATGCCAGAGATATTGGGCGTAAGGCGTCTGCCACCGCATCCGGAATTTTCCATCTACTGCACTTTTGTCGCTTGCTGTCAATCCGCTATTTTCAAGTGTATGCTGGTCTTTCGGCACATACTGACTTACATCCTGCAATGCCTGATTTCCCATCATGGTAAGCCCATAATCATTTCCAGCCTTGATAAGCGCTTTTGCCTGCGACTTATGGAATGTTACCCTTGACTTAATCTTAGGCATATGAAACCAGCCCCATTTCATAATGATGCAGCTTCTTTCTGTCATACAATGGTTCCACAATCTGAATCCTGTGATTATGACCGTTAAACACGATGACATCATCTACTTTAAATGAGATATCTTTCGGGTCACTGTTTCTGCAGTCGTAGAACAGCGTAGCAGCAAGCTGTATTTCTGCATTATTCTTATCCCTCACGATTCTACTTGACGGCTCCATTCGCACATGTGTGAGCCTTGTTCCATCATCTAATGAATCTTCTTCGAATCTACCGCCCGTATTCACTTTTTTATGAAGCATGACTGAATGCGAAAGTAAACTTTTTGGAATAGGCTTCATACTGCACCTCCTCGGTATAAGAGACCAGTTGGAAGCAACAACCTCTGCGCTCTCGGCGCGTATATAGACTGTGACGAACTTCCATCCGAACCGGACGCCCTGGAATAGTTAAACTTTCCAAGACCGGCGCTTTGAATGTCTACTCCGTTGTCCATATCGCTTCCGCCGTTTGCATCGAGATACTCAATCTGAGCACACACTGCTTTCTTGATGCGCTCCTGTGTATCTTCCGTCATTTCAGGAAGTGAAACAGACGTTAAACGATACATCGTCATTTCTTCGATGATTTCTCCGGCACGCTCGCAGAGCGAAGGGAAGTCGGATGGATCAACCGGCTCCCCTTTGAAAGTATCATGATAGTATTTATCATCTACGTAAGGCATTAGATCACCTCATACTAAGCAGCTTTCTTTTTGATAGTTACAGTCTCCGGTCTGGAAACCATCATGCCATACACACGACGTCCCTGAACAGCAGATGCTCCAATGTGCTTACCATCTTTTAAGTCGTTTACGGTAACAGGAACCATCCACTCGTCAACAAAATGGCAAAACACCTTATTTCCAATAATATATTCCACTTTAGTTGTATCTGGGATATTGTTCGTCTCGTAAACATCCAGGCCATTGATTCTACCAACGCGTCCATTCTGGATAACATTATCACCAAGTTCAGAAGACTTGATAAACTCCGGAGACTTTAACAGCAGCGCATATGTCTCGTTTGTAACAGCAAGCCACATCTCTGCCGGATTAAGTCCTTTCTTTTTCAGCGATGCCACTTCATCGACAACTGACTCGTAAATCGTCGCCTTTGTCAATGCAGTCGTGTTGCTGGAAGCAGTTCCTTTTGTAATCAGTAATGAGATAAGTTCTGAATCAAATGATACACCCATCGCATACCCAGCGGAATCCAGACGATCAGCCACTAAATTGTCAGGAACTGAAGCTGCGTCATACCCATCAATCAGCTCATTTACGTATTTATCCTTATCAATTGTGAGGGTCTTGTAAGTTGTAGAACCCTCTGAAAGTGTTCCGCCTGTAGATTTGTTGTAATCTCCTACGGTCACTTCGGTATCTCTAACCGGAACCTTTACCGCTCCTGCAGTTGGTGTTCCCTCGTATCTTGTATTGAAAAGGCTTGAGAAGATTGTTGTCTTCCTCAGCTTTGCAAGAACAAGACTGGAATATCTTTCCTGCGGTTCATGTGCAAATAACTGCAAGTCCATAGTTAATTTAAACTTCATAAATTCTTTAAAATGCATAATCATTCTCCTTTACTTCAAGTCAGGGTTCAGTTCATAGAAACGCTTTTCCACACCAGTCAGTTTTTTCGGTGCTCTTCCGTTTTGTCTCTGCCCCCATGATTTACCTCGTGTTTCATCATCATCGTCATTATCGACTTTAGAAGATTGTTTAAACTGTGGATACTTTTTCAGTACCTCATCGATGGCGTCTTCGATATCCATATCCTCATCTTTTGCCATGTGCACTTTAGCAAGCGCGAGAACATCATCTACACAAGATTTATCTACATCATGCTCAAGGCATGTCCATTTAAGCTCAAGATCCTCAGCTTTAGCAGCCTTGTCTCGAAGCTCCTTTGTCTCCTTATCTTCTTTGCCATCATCACCGACTTTTCCCTTGTCGTCAGGTTTGTTTTTTTCATCATTCTTTTTCTGCTGTGCTCTCTGCCATTTTCTCTTTTCTCTAGCAAGGCGCTTCTTAACCGCATCATCGACATCCTTTTGAGAAAATTTCTTTTCATCGTCCTGGTCGTCTTCTTCCTCGTCATCGTCTTCCGGATCATCTTCTTCCTCAGATCCTTCTCCTCCTGGCTCTTCTCCTTCAGCAAAAACCTGCAAGTCAATATTCCAGTATCTTTTTTTCATGTTCATGTTTTTCATGATAATACCTCCATTCATTCCGTTTTACGCCTGTTTGGCGACCGTAACCTGTACGTAGTCACTGCCATAGTTATTTTGTATATCACTTACGGCAATAAAAAAAGAATCGACCAGAAGACATCCTCTTTCTGATAGGTCCTTGTAATTTATATCAACGTGCCCTTTCTCAATATGGTAAGAGATCTCATCATCCGTCAATGATTTAAGCGAATGTATAAGTCCCTGTGTTAATACCGAAACCGATGCACAAATGATATCTTTTCCAGTTTCTGCATATCCTGCATGGCCATCTACTGTAATGCCGGTTGTGGATACGTTTACCACAATCAATATAACCACCTCCAAAAAATGAGTATAAAAATACCACTGACCATTGCGATCAGTGGTTGTTAATCTTCTCTATGATTTGGACATTCTAAACATATTTCACGATATCCATATGTATCAATTGCCTTTTTCGGTGCTGTAAATTCAGGAGCCATTCCCTCAACGACCATGTGGATATCAAAACATATTACATCATCAATCTTTCCACCCATAAGCGGACAATTAACCTTTGCCATTCTTTCTCAGCACCTCCATCATATTTTTTACATTATCATCAAACTGTTCTTTATGGAACGATGTCCGAATATTATTATTCTCCATATCTACATAGGTTGCCCCGTTCGATCCATAATAATTAACAAATCTACCATTCCATCTTGTAATCGAAACATCAGACTCTTTGATGAATCGTTCAGCATCTTCTCTCGTTACCTTGTGATCGCGTTCTGCATTAATATGTTCATCATCAAATGCGAATCCAGAAACATCGATCTTATTCGGCGAAAGATTCACTTCTCCCTTAATACCTGTTGATTTTATCTCTGATATTATTTTATCATTTCTGGCTTTTTCTTCAAGTTCTTTTTGAGCCTTCTTGTTAGCCGATACCGCCTCAGCTGATACCCTCTTGTCAAATCCAACAACCTGTTCCCTGTCTTTTCTCCGGTGCAAGTTATCATGCTGATCTACATATCCTTTAAGCTTCGCTTCCTTCGCTTTCAGCTTAACAGCAGCCTCTTCAAATGCCTCTGTATCTCCAAGCTCATCATATAGCACGCACTCTCGCTTCTGCTTCCTTATATCTCGTTCAAGAGCTCTTTGAACCTGTGTCTGCTTGTACAGCCGATTATTTGCATCCAGATCTTCTGTGGGAAAATATCGCTGCACATTCACTCCTGGAACAAATGGGAATTTGTGATGTCCACAATTAATTCCAAGGATTCCATCTGGTTCTCCGTAACTGGAAGAGTTCCACGGATAATACCGTATTTTCTTTCCGTGCAGATCTTCTGTATATCCACTGTTGTTATTTAAGTCAAATATCTTCCCTTGGTCTTTTGCACATTTTGGTCGTGCACCTGAGTGTGCGTCTATGGCAATCAGATTAATTCCATAATCTTTACATCTGGCTGTCTGTACTTCATCTGCCACACTGCCGGCAGTGGTTCGCATTGACATATTAACATATGCCTCTGGTGTCCAGTTTCTACCACGCTTGTCAATGAATCCAGTAACACCAGCGTCATTAAACTGCCTGATTGTCTTCCTGAGTGCCTGCTGTCTGGACTCTGCACCAGTAATCACAGCAGAAGTATTGTTGTTCATAATCTTTATCGCTTCATCCGCTGTATTCTGCGCGAGCGTTATAAAAGCTTCCTGAGCCTTATTCAACATAGTTGTGTTAGTGAGATTCAAAGAGTCCTTCGCCTGCCGGAGCAGATTATTCATTGTCTGCTTTACATTCTTACTCTTTGCGTAATCAACTGCTTCTTCTGCCATTCCTTTCCTTGCCAGATACTGAAAACCGGGCTCCATGTTCTGGATAGCTTCATCTGCCATATCATTCAGCATTCTCTCTGCTGCAGCCTGGCTGATACCTGACATCTGAGCAATCAGCTTAATGTTTTCCTTGTTAAGCTTTCCAATTTCTCCGAGCTTCTGCAGGAGCCATCTGTCCGTATCAATCGGCTGATCCCAGTCACTAAGATGACGTGCGATATTCTGCATCAACCGAGCTTCCAGATCTATGTAGACACTATCTATTGTTTCCGCCGCCTGTTGGTTCTTCAAAAGATTCATCGTCTACATCATCTCCTCCATCATCCGGTTCGTCGTTTTCGGAGTCATCTATATCGTCATTTCCCATGTCTGTCCAGTCGATATCCATTCCAGTTACTTTGTTATCTTCTAGGATGCGTTCCATTTCTTTCTTCGCTTCATCTTCGGAACAATGCTCGATTTCCATGATAGCAGTAAGTTTGGAGCGAAGGCCATTTGTAACGAGTTTTATGTTCTTATCAATCGTGGCATTCGTGTCCTCTATGATAGAATCATCAAAATCTACAGTTGCCTCAACCTCTTGTCCGATATCCAGAAATGACACTGCACGAACCATTCCAAGAATCGCCTGCTCAACCACAATCGCATTCTTCTGACGGTTCTGGTACAGATCTGACTTATCAGATATAACCTCCGTAGCCGTTTTTACTCCTCCTGAAGAATCGAACTTATATCTACCTGTTCCCATGCCACACTTCATGCTCAAGATATCAAGACATCTCTGGATTCCAAGCTCGTGATCAGTGGCTCTGATAGTCATATCAACTTCTGTCAGTTTTAGGTCGCTGTTTCTATCTGCCGGCATCTGATAATACACTGTATCATTTGGATTAAATGACGGAGTACTTACTCCGTCTTCCTGCATCTGAATTTTCGCAGCCGATATCGGAACAATAATTCTTTTTCTTCCAAGCACATACTCGTTCATGTAACTGTCATATACAAGGTCGCAGCCTTTTAACTGACTGATGCTGTTCGCATATACGGATATTCCAAGCGGACTGTCAAGATCTATATTGTTACAAATGTTTGGCGTTATTATCTGAAATAAAGGAGATTCACTTTCTGTACATATGATAGGAATCACATCATCTGGACATTCTATATCTTTTCCGGTCTCTGATTCGATATATCTGTTCTCAATGTAATACAGGTTTCTGTTTTCAGGTTCTTCATCTTCCTCCCTAGCAACACCAAGTCTGTGTATCTGCAAGTATATACACTCTTTTCCATCAATTACTCTGATTGTTCCGAATGCACACTCTGTAATATCTCCATTATCCCAAGACAGTGGATAAATCATATCTGCACGTATATAATCAATAATCACGTTTTTATCCGCATCTTTATACTCAACAAATGCACCTGTTCCAAGAGCGAATGCCATCTCAATCAGCTGATTTGCGCGAATCGAGAAATTGTTAAATCGAAGGATTTCTTCTAATCGCTTTTCGTAATCTCCTGCTTTAATTGCAACCTTCTCATTCAACAAGAGATTAGCCCAGTCCTCGCATATCTTTTTAGCCATTCCAAGACGATATCTCTCATAACTTTTCGTGATTGTGCCATTGTATATTTTATAATGGTGAAAACTCTTTACATCGTCCTGATACCATTCAAGCCAATCATTGATGTGGCTATACGTTTCATCTGGAGCTGTGGTGTATTTATTATCAATTAGGTACTGTCTAATCTTATTACTCATTTTTTCACACTCCTATGCAGCAATATACAGGATATCTTCCTGTACACTCTCTGTGCTGTATTCCGTGCTGTCCAGACTGTCTACATTCATAAGACCATCGTCCAACCGGACATCCATATTCTTTTTCTTGTCATCGTATACAGCCTGTTCAAACGCTTCGATGATGTGAGTGCAGTGTTTCATCACTTTCCACCTCTTCTGCGCTATCAGGCTATTGTAGAATGCTATACGGTCGTTAATTGGACCCTTGATTGCATTCTGAATATCTATGTTCACATGATTCTGTACACAAGCCATCTCAATTCCGGCAATCAATGTCTGTTCAGCACTGTCACAATATGCTTCATACACCTTGTATTTTGCCTGGGCTCTCCGGACAAAATCTATAAAATCATCCTGCAACTGCTTTGGATTGATACGCTTCTTGCAGTAATACTCATCCAGAACAACCACCTGCTTGTATCCTCTCGTAAATCCCGTAAGTGTAAAAGAATGAGCTGACTTCGTTCCTCCGAAATCGACTCCGATTGTTGCATATATTATCTCATTATCATTCAGCCATTTATCAGTAATCACATAATCACTGACATGGTCTGCAAACTGCTGATAGATAAGACCATCAGCCGATACCCAAAGGCCAAGGATAAACCGCTTATAAAATACACTGCCATGCGGCCATGCATTCTTATATTCTTCCTTACGCTTTTTGGAAATCGAAAAGTTATCATCCATCGTAAAATGCAGGTGGTATACTTTCTTTTTTTTCATCTGCTTAGGATCCAAATATTCTTCCCTGATAAAATGATGCGGTCCTTCAGGGTTGCAGTTCATCCAGAACTTCCATCCGTCTACAGAACATCTTGCCACTGCCTGATCCACAAACGACTTCGGGAATAATGCAGCTTCATCCAAGTATGCTCCTGCAGCAGTAAGACCCTGTAATGAATCCTGCGCAGCTTCCGTGTTCGCTCCAAACAGGTAATAGGTATTGCTTCCAATCTCTATGTGTGGCTCTGATCCGGATCGTACGTATTCATACGCCCATCCCCACGCTTCAAGAATCTGCAACATTGGTCGGATGACATTCTTTTTCAAAGCACCCATTGTCTTACCTGCAATAATAAAAGATTGTCCTGAGTGCATTTCCTGAGACCATGTGAGAAATCCAATAATACAGGCTATTGTTTTTCCGGAAC